ACAGGGGCACGCCGTCGCCGCCGTAGTACTGTGCGGAGTTGGTGAAGCCGTTGTTCAGGACGGAAGCCGCCTTGACTTGCTTGGTGTAGGCCATTGAACGAGCCAGTGCCTTGGTATAACGAGCCGAGAGGCTGTCGTACAGGTTATCTTCAATCGCTTCTTCAGTGATCGAAAAGCCTTGGGCGATGGTTTCGTGGTTGTATCGTGCAGTCCATGCTTCCTGCGCATTGTCGTACTCGATCGCAGAACCTTCATTCTTGACCGGTGCGGCGCTGAAGCCAGACAGCTTGGTTTCTTCTTCGAACGAACGCTCGGAAGTCTCGGTTTCGTAGATTTCCTTGTGCTCTTCGCCGTAACGAGCATACTCCAGACCGAACAAAGCGTTCAGACCGGGGAGCAGCTCTTTCAGTAATTGGGCGCGTGAAATAGCCATGATTTAAGCTCCTTAGATGCCAGTGGTATTGTTATACGCATGGGTGTTGATCTTAACGATCATCTCCACATACGCATCCGAACCCGTCGCCGTTGCCGGAACCACATCAATAATGCGGATTGGCAGGGTAGCGGTGTCGGCGGTGGTGTCGTCGATCGCTTGCTTCGAGTCACCCGTATTGGCATTGCCGGAGTTCAGAATCACCGAGGTGTTCTGGCCAACAGCAGCACGACCCAGAGTAGCGATGGTGGTGCCCGAAGACACGACAGCTACTTGGAACAGGGCAGTGGGGTCATCCACAATATAAGCGACGACGTTGGTCACGCCCGACGAAGGCGCATACTGTGCTTGCACAGTCTGGCCAGACGAGTTGGTGTACTGAACACCCATGCAAACACCGAGAGCTTGAGGGGCTGCGGTACCGTCGGCAACAACTTTGCACTTGCCGGAGGCCAACAGTTCAACAAGATCACCGTTGTACATCGCGCCCGAATCCACAGGGACCAGACGCGTAGAGCCCGCGTAGGGGTTGCCGCCGATACGATTGATCGGACGGAAACCATACGGAGCGCTTACAGTAGGATAAGCCATGTTTAACTCCTAGTTAATAAAATACTACTTACTACCTCTACCAAAGGTCGTCGTAGACTTCCGTTCATTGAACAGCGGCATACGAGCGTCACTCTGGCGCATAAAAGTGTTGTCAACAGCGTCCATGTTTTTCTCAGACACCTGTTGGTAATACTCGTTTCGAGCAACCATCTTCTCTTCTGGTGCCTTGCACAGGATTAGACCTCCGTGCTCGACATTCCCGCTTGCATTTACCGGCAGCATAAGTTCCGGATGGTCTTCGCCTTTGACAGGCACCCAGCCTTCACGCATACGCTGCGTGTACTGGGGGTTTGGATGTCCATTGATGTGGGTTGCCACCCAACGGAATCTCCAGCCCGGTTCAGGGGTAGGGTCCGGCAGTGCCGACGGCGGTACATACACGGCGCGTGCTGTCTTTTCACGCGTAACAAGGTCACGAGGGGTGCGATCATTAGCCATTCTTGTTCTCCAATTTAGCAACTTCAGCAGCGTATTGCTGCGGGGTCAGTCCGTACTTACGCGCCAGCTCCATTTGTCTGGGCGTTAGTTGGATTTTCTTTTGTCCGGTCGAACGACTCGCTGGCGCAACAACTGCTGCTGGCTGCTTTTTCGAAGGCGTAGGAGGCGTTTCTTCCTCTGGCTTCTCGTCACGGTCCTCACCGAATAGTTCGGGGAACGTCTTTTTGAGGCGAGCGTCTATTTGCTCGAAATATTGATCGCTGCGTGGGTTTACGCCCGCGTTGACTAGTTTTTGATGCAGCCCTAGTGCGAAGCTGGTGTGTTCCTCAAAGCCCGGTTGTCCAAACCACTGGTTTTTTGCCTGCCAGCGCAGGGTCTTTTCATCGACGGCTGATTGGACTTGTTGCGTTTGCTGAAACTGTTGTCTTTGTACCGGCTCGTCGTCTTCTTGTAAAGGGGCGGGTTTAAAGTTTTTGACACGATCCAACCGCATTTTTGCATCGGTAAGTGCCTCTTGGGCTGCGATGATGGCATCCGTGTCAAACGATTCCTGCGCTTCTTTCAACTGACGGCGGGCTGCAGACAGTTGCGCCTCGGCAGCTTCGGTGGCCGAAGACAGCACAATCTCCTGCCCTTGGTTTACCGACTGCTTGAGCTTTTTGTTCTCGTCCGCCATGTATTGAAGCAGGCGCTCCATTTCCTGCTTTTCGCGCTCCAGTTCTTCTTTCCGGCGGCGCTCGTCGTGACGGGCATGTGTTAACTCTTTGATACGAGCTTGCACATTGGCCGAATAGTTTTCGATCTCGTCGTCAGACGGGTCCGGCACTTCCTTGTCTAAGGGCTTGCGACCACGGTCTTTTGGCGGGGTGTCGTCAATTACTTCAACTTCGACATCATCCTGCACTTGGTTTTTGACGGCGGCATCGTCCTGATCTTTCTGGACGCTATTTTCTTGTTCATCAGGAAACTTAAATTTTTCGTAATCCATACATCCTCCTTAAGCGCGTGTAATGCCACGCGGATCGTCCACTACGGCGTCTACCTGATCGTCATTGATGATCCGGAACTCACGGCCATAGATTTTCAAGCGCGTACCAGAATAAGCACGCGTCAAAATGAAGTCGCCTTCCTTGCACCAAGGCCCGGATGGAAACTTGTCTTGGTCCTTGTACGCATCAGGACCCACTGAAACAACAAACAGCACAACGGTCGAATACTCTTCGACTTTCTTTAAACTTTCCGCTTTGACAATTTCTGAGTTCTCAAACGTGTCAGAAATCTCAGGTACCGCGCAGACAATCTTCCAGCCCGGAGCCCGTGGGATCATGCGTCCACGTTCTTCAATAGGGATTTGTTCTCCGGGTTCGTCGATTTGTTGAATTGGTTCCGGCATCTGAATCCCCGGAGGCAAAAGCAGATCGCTCATCTTCTTCCTCATCTTTCTGTTGTGCTTCTACAAGGTCTAACAAGTGGCGCTCTGCAAGGGCAAGACCTTGAATGATCCCGCAGAGTTTTTGGTAAGCAGCGAAGTCACCACAGATTCCATTAGCCATGTCGTCTGTGTAGTCGTTCATGTCCTTTCGTATCTTGGCGCGGAGGACATCCGTGAAGTTGTCACTCATTTATTGGGTTTCTCCTTAAGTTTTATTGTTTGACGCACATTTTGCATGTGTTGTACTGCGGCTTGTTTGCGTTGCAAATCAAGTTTTTCTTTTTCGCGTGAAATATCCAGTCCCATACGCATACCTTCACGTTGGTCTTGCGCTTGGAGTTTCATTTGCTCAAGCTCGATGTTTGCCGCTGCTTTGGCTCTTTCAAGCTCCAGCTTGTCTGCTTGGCTTGCAGCATCTGCTGCAAGTTTCTTCTCTTGTATGGCAACTTTAGCTTTCTCCAACTCCAGCTCTTGCATTTGCATCTGGAACATCGGGTCTTGCTGAACCTGCTGCGCTTGCTGTTGTGCAGCTCGGGCTTGATTCTGTATCAACACTTGTTGTGCAGCTTGCGCCATCATGCCGGAGAGTGCTGTCTCCATTTCAGGCGGTAGGTTGTCTTTCTCAGGCGGCAGAGGCATACCCAGTTGCTGCTCGATCTTCTGGCGGTATGCGTAAGCCACGTGCTCGGCAACGTGTGCGGAGAGTGCTGCCATGATCTGCGCGGCTTTTGGACTTTGACCCACCAGTTGTTGGATCAATGGGTCTTGTGCTGCGGCCATGTGCACTTGGATATGCGCTTCGTGATCTTGGTAGAAGAAAGCCTTGGCGGGCTCGTTGCGCAGCAAGTCCATGTTTTCTGTCACAGGGTCTTTTGGCTTCATGTCGTCTTCCAACGGCACGAGCTTTTCTGCGTTCTTAATGCCCAAGACGTTCAACATCGATCGATGCAGCTCTGGCAGGTTGTAGATGTCCGGTGCCATCTGCGCCATCTGAATGACCGCTTGGTACTGCACGACGCGCTGCGACATGGTTGCCGCATTTGGGTCAGACACGGGGATCAAGTCAACCTTGTCATAGTCCTCGCGCTTGGCTTTCTTGTTACCGTACTCCGGTGTGTACTCGTAGTCCGGGTCCGTGTAGTCCTTGATGATGTCTTTTAACAGCTTGAACTCACGCTTTAGCGTGTAGTGCAGACGAGCCTGCACCGCCGTCATCACTTTCAACTGGCGCTCAAGAAGAGCCAACGTCGTACCAACAGGACTATTGCCAGACATGTCGGATATCTTCATATCCGCAGTCGCTGCGAACCGACGCCCTTCATCGACGATCGTGTTCAGCAAGTTATATAGCGTGGTGCTTGGCTCTTTGTACGGCAGCGGCAATATTGAGTCTCTGATGTTGCCCGAGGCTACATCCACATCTCGCCACTCTCCCGGAGCAATGGGAGTGTCATCACCCTTGATTCGCAGACCACGCGACTTAAGTCCTCCCGGCAAATTACTAAGCGTACCGGCATCGACCAGTTGTCGCATGAGCGATGTCGCATTCTTGGCAAAACCTCCGATAAGATGGAAGAGTCCGAACCCATAAGCTCCGAAGCCGGGAATATACTGGTAATGCACAAAATGCAGACGCTTAAGCTTAAGCGGATCATCTTCTCTCCAATTGCGACGTATGGCCAAAACCGTGTTGGTTCCTTTTAGCATCGTCACGACGTACGGCAAAGCTATGCCCGTCTGTTCGCCATCATCGTCTTTATCTGCAAACGGGTCTTCTTCGATGTGCAGGTCAACGTGGCACTCGTACAGGGTGTAGCGATCGTCACTCAAGTCATTAAAGCCAGTTTCTTTGTCTTTGGCTTTCTGAATGTCGGTGACTACTTTGGTAGGGTCGGGAAGATTGATCTCGCGGTAGAAGCCACCTTGCTGGAGCTTCATGATGTCGTTCTCTGTCTTGCGCATCTCGTGCGTTAAGCGATGGCAAGTGTCCAAGTCGGTCGTACCGTAAGGCAGAATCACATCTTCTGCAGGCACAAACATAGCTACTTGGCGTCCCAGATTGGGATCAAAATACACTTTCTTGAAGGCCGAGCCTGTGGCTGGCAAACTCCACAGCATGCGCTCATGCTCCGGGCGGTACTCGGTCATGACTTCTGTAAGCTCGAAGTTCATGTCTTCTTCAACACGGGCAGCAGCTTCGCGCACCTGCGGGGTTTCTTTGCCGATGATTTTGGTTCTCACCGGCCCCTGCGCGGGGAATGTTTCTGTAATCGTCTCAGATTGAAAGCGCACAACGGCTTCGGTTAGCATCGGATGGAACACACCACAAGCCCCATTCCAAGGTTCTGTTCGCTCTTCAATCTGCAAACCCAGAAGCTTTAAGCCATTGACGTAGGCTTTTTCCCAGTCTTTGCGTGAGTTTTTGTCGTTCTCAACATTCTCGGCAAGGTCTGAAGATATGGAAGTCAAGACACCTTCGGGCAGAGTTTCTGCCAAATTCTCATTGAAGTCGTTCTCCGCTTCAACTTGACGAAGCTCAATCTCAAAGCCCGGACCTGCAATATTGACCGCTTCTGGGTCAACAATCTCGATCTCGATCGGTTCGTCCGGGGTATTAAGTGTCTCTATGCCGCTTGGCACGTTGGGGTACAACGCCTTGTCGATGTTGGTTGCCATCGCCACTCCTAATAGTAAGCTGCCCTACGCGGGGCAAAAAGTCTGTCGTTTTTCTCGTCTGAGTCGAGCGCAATGAAGCCCCCTTGCCTAAAACGCAGGAGCGCTTGGGAAGTCGTATCTACAAAGTCGTCGTTTTCGCCCGCCGGAAATGCTGCCAGTTCTTCAATCACTTCTCTGGCCCACCGGGTGTCCGGTGCCCAGACTTTACCAGATGTAAACAAGTCCGCAATAGCGTTGACCCGGACGATTTTGTCGTTGCCTCGGCTGGGGGAGAATTCTTGGACGGGGATACCCATAGCACGAAGCTCTTGAATAAGCGGGGCACCTGCTGCCTTTTTCTCCACAATGAACGCATCGGGTTCCCACTCCTTGTAGTGCTTCAAGGCAATTTGTTTTAATTCAGGAAACTGTATCCGGTCTTTGAACGCGTCCAGCAGGATGACTTGGGCTTGGTCGTGCTCTTCCTCGTTATAGAAGACGCCCCATGTTGTGCAGGCCGAGTAGTCGGCGGTGGTCTTGGCCTCGAACGCCGTATCCCAACTCTGGATAATGTACTCGCACTGGGGCGGATTCTCGTGCTCCCAGATGCGCCAGCTTTTCCTTGACACGATCGCTGCGGAGTCGGATGTCGGCTGCTGCATGTACTGGGCGTTCCAATACCGGGGGTCCAGCGATGCCTTGATCGCCTTCATCGCATGCAACGGCCACTGCTCTGGCCACAGGCTTTTCTCTTTCTCAGTATGCTCGTGGAGAATGGCGGGTAGCTCTACGATCTCCCACGGCTCCGTCTCCGGGTTTCTCGTCTGGTAGTCTATTAAACGACCGGTCAGATCAAGTAACGACCACCGAGTCATAATTACTATAATCGCCCCTCCGGGCATGAGACGTTGCAGCGGACCTGTTTGGAACCAAGCCCATGCAGTATCGAACGCAAGTCGTGAGTTTGACTTAACGTCCTGCTCAGAGTGAGGGTCATCAATAACGAAAAGATCAGCACCGCGACCGGCCAGAGCACCGCCGACACCCGCCGCATAATACTGTCCACCAGCACCGGTAGACCACTTTCCGGAAGCTTTTTGATCGTCGGCGATTCGGGTGTTGGGGAAGAGTTCTCGGTATTCATCAGAGTCAATCAGGTTTCTTACGCGCCGACCAAAGTCTTCAGACAAGCTGGCCGTGTGCGTACCCATAATGATCTTCTTGTCAGGGTAGTGCCCCAAGAAGTAAGCCGGGAACAAATAAGAAGAAAACTCCGATTTGCCGTGACGTGGTGCAATATTAATAATAACCCGTTTCTTTTTACCAGCGATCACATCCTCAAATATCTTGGATAGCTTTCGATGGTGGGGTCCGATCTTGAAGCCGGGGTAGACGTGCGTGGCAAACCCAAGCAACGAATCCCGACCGATCGTCATGGAGGCTCTGGCCGAGCGCTCTTCCAAATCCTGCAATAGCTCCGCCTTCTCTTTGGGCGTAAGCGTGGGCAACACTTGGTTTAGTGCCCGTATTTCTTCAGGACTCAGAATCGCTTTCATGCGCCTCCTGCGGTGTCAAGTCTTTGACATCTACATCCTGCACTTCAGTAATCTCGACGATCTTGGCCATTTTGCCTAGCTTTTCCTTGATCCGGGCGTCGAGTTCTTCGTCGGTTAGCTCCGACTTCTTAATCTCTATCTTGTCCGTGAAGAGCCCCACTTCCGTTACTTTGCCCAGAAGGGCAAGTGCTTTTAACCGTACAGAAGCGGTGGGGTGGGTCGTCTCTTCAAGGATTTTGGCTACCGTGTAGCCGCGTAGTTCTTTTGCCCGTTCCACGAACTCCCAGTCGTAGGCCGTTAGCATGCCGACCAGATGCTGGACAGCAGCGGGGGTTTTGACTTGAGCTAAAGCGGTATGGGTCTGTTCTGGAGGCTGCGCTGTTATCAGCGAGGAAAATGCTTTGCGCGAAGCGTCTGCTTCGATTTCTGTGATGACTTCTTCGCCAACTGCGCCTAGTTCTTTAAGCCAGTCGGTTGTTGCTACCTTAGCATCCACTGTGTCAGCAGGGGACGTTTTTTCCAGCGGCACGAAACCCGTGGAGTCTGGCTCCACATCCGGTTCGAAATTAATCAGGTGATCCAACATGCGATGGTCCTTGCAACCACGTTGGCCGCAGTGTATAGTTCAATCAGCAAGTGTGCAAGCTTTGCGTGCCATTTGCTTCTCCTTCTTCGCCCGTGGTGGGTGAGTTTCCCCCGGACTCGTCTGGGGGTTTTTTTGTGCCCACATTGTCAAATGTTTGACAAGTGTATTTGCAATTTTTATAATATTGGTGGGGGGTGCATGGGACCCAAACGTAAAGTAAGGGGGTGGGCATGGTAAAGCGGGGCTTTACGTTTGTTGTTGTCTAAGTGGTAATGGTAAGTTGAGGATATGTGGGGAATAGTGTTCGCGCGCGAGCGACCCCCACTCGGCAAAATCGGGGGGTGGGGGTAGGGTGGGGTCGCAGGCTTGCCGGTTTGACATCAAAAACGGGGTGAAAAGACCCCATTCGTAGGGGTTCAGGGCGATCAAAACAGGGGGGATGCTATAGTGGAATCGTGGTGCAAGGCCACATTTTGTCAACTTCCATTGAAAGGATTCACCATGTCTAAGCAACTCGAAACCCTCGTTTTAGCCGCTATTGATCTGCACACACGCAAGATCGCAAACCGTCAAGCGCTAACCGAACTCGCGCCTAAGTTCAAGCTGGCAGACTGGCGAGATTTTGTCGCGGCTATTCTTGCGCGTGAATACGGCGTCGAAGTCAAGATGTCGCAGAAGTTCA